CAGGGGCATAGCCGCCAGCCCAATCCACAGTTCCGGGCCATGTTAACGTAACAGCGGTACTGTGTTGAGTTATAAACAACGTAAAGCTAAACGCCGTGCCAGAACTAGGGGGATTGGTAAACGCAAACGTGGTGTTTTGATCTAACGTCACACTAAAAGAAGTCCCTGTAGCTAGGTCGCAAGTCACAGTGGACGCCGCGCTTTTAGCCACGTATGTTTCTTGGTACGTGGTAGGCTTTACTGCGCCTGTAATGGTTGCACCTGTGGCTGTTGTGGCGAGTTTAATTGCATTGTTGTGATATAAAGAAACGGCACCATCAACTTCAAAAAAGCCCATAGTTTCGCCAGTGTATTTGCCTATAGTAACATTACTATTGCCACGTAAAATTAAAGCTCCTGTACCCGCATCATCTACATAAGAATCAGACCCATCGTGATAAATTTGTAAATCTGAGCCAGCACCCATCAATATTTTAGCACTGTCAGGAAACAGAATATCATCAGTGCCTGTAGGTACAGTAAATACCACAGCATCAGCATCGTTTTTAATTACAACGTCTGTGCTGCTACCATCGCCCTTGAGAACCAAGCCATCAGAAGCTGTGGTTGTTGCAGAGGATGACGCGAATCCCGCAAGGTCTCTAGCTCTGGTCATATCTTACTCCGTTTCTTCTGCGCGGGGTCCAACCCATTTAGGGTTTATCGACCATGTTGTACCGTCAAACATGTGCTTACCCCCTGCAACGTAGCCGCTAGGCTCTGTTACACCCGTGTGTAAAACGCAATTAGAACTGTTAAGATCGCCAATGTAGTATTCTACTGGATCGCCCACAGAAACGTTTACACTATTAATTGTCACAGGCTTGCTGTCTGCAAACATGTGGTAGGAAATATTATCTCTGCATAAAGTTTTCATTAAATTGAACCCTCCGATAAATAAATTTTAGTAGCCGATAAAGCTGTGCCAATCTTGTTTGAAGGCCCAACAGAAATTGTTGAACTTGTCGGAGACAGTCCGTATGGAAACCCCGCAACTAGGCTTGATTGACTCTCGTTTATACCACCAACTACCGTAACCTTTCCAGTAGCACCGTTAGAGATACTTTCTTTCGCAAGCCCGACATAGACGGGGGCGCTTGGATTGGTTATAGCAAATGATCCACCGCTATATGTCTTTAGAACAAGCATCCTATCTATGTCATCTGCGTACCGTACTGGCCCAACTACAGAGTTTGAAGATAGAGAAATTTTATCACCAACATCAACGGATGTGCCGTTTACCTTAACTTTTTGCAGCCAATAACCCGGATCACCTGATGAGACATAATAAGAAATTAATACAGTGTTGGTACTACTATCAAACGCTGCGTACATAAGACTAGCATCAGCAGCAGCATCATTAATAACAACGGGTGTGCCAAAACTTATGCTTGTGCCGCTTACTGTACCCACTATTACAGAAGGCTTATTAGTAATAGAGTTGGTTGTTGCTAGAACAACTTTATTGCTGTTCGTATCAAAGCAAGGGTAATATTGCTCATTTGCTGTTCTAAATGTGCTTGAAGATAGTGTAACTCTTGAACCAAAACTTATAGACGTTCCGCTTATTGTTCCAACTTTAGCATAACTAGCTTGGTTAGGTTCTTGATAAAAGATAACAACCTTATTAGCATTGCTATCATAAACAGCACCGTGACGGTGCGCGGTATCAAAACCTCCCGAAGAATCAAGAAGAACGGGACTACCAAAACTAATAGACGTTCCGCTTGTTGTCAGTACGTATACATGACTTTGATAATTGCCACTTTGGTATTGCCTAGCCACAGCTACCGACTTATTAGACCCCGCATTTATAAAAGCAGGATTAGTTATATCGCCATTGTTTTGATAGGTTCCAGTTGCTTCCGACCCAAAGGTCATTGACGTGCCGCTTACAATTCCCGAAACAGCGAAAAGCTGTTGTGTATTACTTCTTGCTGCAACAAATAAAATATTTGTTCTACCGGTGGCAGGGTCAAAAGCTGGATACGCGCTATCTGTGTTTGCAGACCTTGACACTACAGGCGTTCCAAATGTTGCGGTTAAATCTGCCGCTGGGTCTGCAATTTCTACATAAGACGAATACCCGCTAGGTGGCCCCTGCGTACAAATTACTAATTTATTTGCGTTAGTGTCATAATCCATCCTAGGCTTGGTACTTGTATTTGATGAGCCACCACTTAATAAACTACTTTGATTTGCTGACCTTGCGCTAATGGTTCCGTTAGGGTTAATACCGACAGGTTGACCCGCCGTAATCGCGCCTGTTGCCGTAAACTCTTGCTCACCGCCGCCTGATGCCGCTACCCAACTAATGTCATCCGCACCCGCGGTCAGTACTGTACCCGTTGCGCCTTTGCTTAGTCTTGCTGTAGCTGCGCTGCTGTTACCATAAATGATAGAACCGCGAGGCACTGCATCTAAAGTGTTTAACTCAGCCGCCGTGCTGGTAACTCCAAGATTAGTCAAAGCCGTTGCTGCGCTTGCTACGTCTGACAGATTGTTTACAGCGGCTAACCCGCCGCTAGTTACAAAAGACGTAAATGCTACAATCTCAACAACGTCATTAACCACCGCAGCACTAGCCAGAACAACGTCAGAGCCGTTGGTCGCGGTGTAATCCGCAGCGGCTAGTTTTACACCGTTCATATATACATCGACAAAACCTACGCTGTACCCGCTTGTAGCAAAGCTAGTCTGCCCTGCCGTAGCAGTAAAAGCCTGACGCTTCTGCGTGGCCTGTGGTACTGGCTGTGTGCCTATGTATCCTGACATATTTTACTCCTAAACAGGCTTTGGGGGCCAAGTTATGTTCGTGGGAAACCCAGCTTGTGCAGGTACGTCACGCAGTGCTTGTCTGTACGTGCGCCAATCATCAGGTATATAGTCAGGCCAAACCTTGCTGTCAGATTCTATTAGTAGTTCGTCACGCTGCGCCCGTACTTGAGTTGCGCTTGCAGCCACTGGGTCAGATTGAAAGTTAGGCCAGTTTGACATGTCTTCTGCATCATCAAACACTGCGCCATCGCCTGTCGTTTTGTTGTACCAAACCTTAGACATGATAAACCCTCACATTTCCTGCTGCACCTGTGCCACCAGCATTGCTGGAGTTTGTTGACCCACCACCGCCACCTCCCGGCGCAGACCCGTCTGTTCCTGTTGATGCCACTGCACCACCTGCCCCAGAAAACTCACTGGTTCCCGGAGAAGAAACAAGAGCGCCGCTGCCTCTATATGCACCTCCATTACCTCCCCCAAACAAACTATGCTCAACACTACGATTACTTCCTTGGTAGGTTTTTCCAGCGGCATAGTATACATTAACAACCCCACTTGGCAAAACAGAGGAGCTACTAAAAATACTCCCCGACTGGGTTTGTGAAACTAACGTAAAATCATCACCAGCGGTATCAATAACGTCTATAGAACCCGAAGTTATTTCAAACACTCTATCTGGTGTAGTGTTTGAAGTACCTGCAGTTGAAAATACTAAACTTCCATTTGCTGGTGTAAGGGTAAATGTTGAAGCATTTGGAGTGGTGCCGTGATATTGGTTAGTGCCGCCAGCATTCCCGGCTTTAGCGGCCCCAACAGCATACGCTCCACCATTAAAGAAACTGGCTTTCCCGTAGAGAAGTGTTGCAGCCCCTCCATCCCCCCCATTACTATCGGCGCTATCTTTGCTGCCGCCCCCGCCACCAGAGCCTAGCAAATAAATCCAAACATAAGCATCGTCAGCCAAAGACCCTTTGCTCCATGTACCTGACGAAGTGTAAGTGTTTGTTGGCGATGACCAATCTGTCGGAAACACAACTGCCGATGCACCAGTTGCAGCCCACGCAATGTCCGTACCGTCTGAAGTTAAAACCGTAGCCGCGCCACCAGCAGCCAGAGGTGCAGACACGCCAGAACTATTGCCAACATCAATAGAACCTCGCGTTAGGGCGCGTGTAACGGTGCCTGTAGCAGTTACAGAACCTCCAACAGTGGTATCTCCCGTAGCAGTAAGGTTGCGGATCGCGGTAACGTCTTTGTTTGCATCCGCTGTAAGAACCTTGTTGGCCTCTGTGGTGCCGTTGGCTGACACCTTATCGTTCAGGTTTAATTCCTCAATAGACGCATCAATACCCGAAATAATTCCAGAGCTTTTGCTGCCAATATATCCAGCCATTAGGTAATCTCCAACACCGACAATACAGTATCTACGCTACTAGCCGTGTCTGACACTACTTTAACAACATCAGCGGCTTCTAAAACAACTTTTCCGTCTAGGACAGACAACGCCCCCTGCGCGGGTATCGGTGCATTCTTTACAATGTAATAGTCTGTACCGCTTCTAGTAATGTAGGCACTGACCTTGATTTGAGTTGTAAGAATGTTGGCAAGGTTTATCCCTACCGCGACTGTCTGTGTGCTTGACGCTACTGTACGAACGGTAGCGGGTGATGTTCCCGTTGCACTCGCCAAATAACTCTTAAATGTATTAGCCATCGTTTATCCTAACGCTATGCTTAGTGCCAAAACATCATTAATAGATGCCCCTACATCTGAAGCTGTCGCACTAATAAACACCTCCGCAGAACCCCCTAGAGTAATGGCGTTGCCACTATTACTACTTTCTGAAGGGGTTCTGGAAAGAGTTGTGCCAGACGAGGTGTATGTACCAGAACCAATTTCAAAGTTGGTTCCTTCTTCTATCACATAACGCACCGTATCCCCGTTGGAGACCCCCGCATTTGCGAAGCTTTGGAATCCCGCTACAGCAGAACCCAAACTGATGGTCCCCGTTCCCGTAGTGGACGTAGACATCTTTGCCCTGTTTACAAGCACCACCATGTTTTATGCTCCGAAAGTAACTCGTTTAAGCTATCCTAATAATCGCGTTGCTTGCGTCAGGCGTAGGGAAAACAATCGTAAAGTCACCAGAACTAGCAGATTTATCGCCACCAAAATCCAAGACACACACTGACGGGTCACTTGTTGCAGCCTCGTTATAAATCAACGCCCCTCTTACACCAGAGATTGTCACGTTAGAAAACACCTCATCCGCAAAGTCTGTTAAGGCTGTAGTGCTGCTAGTGGTTGGCGTTACACTGGTTAAAAACTGGCCTTTTGCCGTATAATTAGTGCCGCTAATTTCGTTACTGCTAGTGTATGCTGTGGTCGCAGCCGTAAAACTTGCGCTGTTATCATATAGCGCCAGCTTAAAAACATCACTCGCTGCGGTAAAGTTGTGCTTTGCTTCCATAAGTTCTTTTTTGAACGAAGTGCAAAGAAAGTTTCCAGAAAAAGCCATATCAAAGTTTCCTTATATGTTCAGCCAGTTCAGGGTGACCAGCCTGTTTAATTGCATTATATACAGTAGTACGGTCCCCTTGAATAGCCTGTTTCATATATAGCACCAAGAGCTTCTCTATGCTGCTTTTATATTCTATCACCTGTTCTCGTAAAACAGGATGCGCAGTTTCAGAAACCACAACCATTTTGTTTATGCAACGGTTAGCCACTTCTTCAGGGCTAGACCCCCTGTTATTTGTTGTATGAACCTCCACTTTGAAGTCACTTCCCATAGACGCCTGTACGGACATATTCATTGTTTCTCCCTCACAACTTGACCAACGCGGTAGTTTTGTGTTGTTTCTTTAGCTTCACCCAATAGTTTCAGTCCAACCAAAGATTCTTGGAACCGCTTGTCGTACATCGCCATAACATCCTGCTCACCCTTCATAAAAATATACGCCTCTACTAAAGAACCGTACAAAAGAGTTAACTCTGCGTTTTCACTCAACCATGTTGTTCCGCTATCCGACCCTGCGGTAATACTTGCAGGTCGATACAAATAATGAAGCTCCGTGGCAAAAGAAGCGTTTGGAGTCGGCGCTAAAATAAAATTATTTACATCAAACGAGGCATAATACTTCGGCAAACCCGTGACCGTTGAGTCGGGGTTGTACGTCTGTATAAAACTAACGTCCTTAAACTCTACAAACACCTCTTCCGAGCTAGTGGTGTAGCTTAACGAGTAAGGCGCTAAAAAATCGTCCGGCACCCTAAGATACTTGTTGCCTTGCGACATAGTTCCCGAAGCGTTTCTTCTAAACAGGTTTAGTTGAACAGATTTTAAAATGCGTTCTTCTGCAGACCGTATAAAAAGGGGCAGATTATTTACAAACGAAGTCTCCGTATTCTCCGTATAATCTTGGAGGGCTTGCTTTAATGTTGCGTATGTATAGCTCATTCAATCACCTATGGTGTGTTCGCCGTTCCGCCCATACCACTATGGTTGGTGCAGTAGTAATAGAGGGTTGGGGCAGAATTTGCGACAGTTATTTGAACATACGCACCAGCCTGACCCGCCGTTCCCGACGTGGTTACGCCCGTAGTGTACTCAGAGCCGCCCGCGTGTGTACCGTTTGCAGTGGTGCTGAACCGTAATGGATGGCTACTATTGGACGAGGCCGATTGGTCAAGCCTAAACGTGCTGCCCTCTGCTAAACTAATCGTCGGGCTAACAACCCCGTCTATGTAGAACTTATTGCCCGTTCCATAAGGATTAGTGCCACTAGCCACTGTAACAATATAGACGTTGCTGGTAACAGTAACAGAGCCTGATGCTGCTGTGCCTGATACCCCCGTAACCGACACATCTACGGATGTTCCGCCCGACGTGTTTACCGTAACAGAGCCTACGCCCGACGTTAAAGAGGGTAAGGACGCAATAGAAGAGGGCATTTCCGTCACACCACTGGTTGTCCAAACGCCGTTACCCTCGTAGACGATACCGTTAGTAGTTATTACTTGAAATGCCGCGGTACGATCTAGCGTTTGTGGCCTAGCGTCTTTTAAGGCTTGTGGATCAGAAACCGTTCTAAACGGTCCTAGCTGCGGCTGTTTGGGCTCAAACTCGTCCTTACCAACCAACAGGCCATTCCACTCCCGCCGCATGTCTTTATATCTGTACCGAAAACCGGAACGATCTGATATCGCAAGGGCGTTTTTACCGCTGGCAAACTTACCCATCAGCCTGTCCTAAAGTACTGGTATTGAGGTACTACGTTAAACGAAGCCCTGTCACGATCCTCGGTCATGGCACGTTCAAACTCTTCTTCATACACCGCCTTTAATAACTGAACGCGTTGCGGGGCCCGCTTTATAGCAATGTAATACGCTAATCCTGCAGCTAGACAGGGATAAAATCGAAAGGGCATGTCTAACGTGTTTATAGCTGTATCCGCATCATTCATACGAGTAAGCGCGTTGTAATACACAACATCCGTACTGTTTTCTGGCGCAGGCCATATTTTTAAACTAGGCGTGATTTGACGATCCAAGAAAAACTGGTTGGGTCTGCCTTGAGAAGACTTATCGGGAACCGTTTGGTATTCCTCTCGGCTTAAACGAAGCAGCGCGTAATCCGTGCCGTCCCTGCGGATAACCGCAGACAAAATATCAATAACGTCCGGTAATAACGAATACTCTCCGGTGCCTTGTGTCATGGTCACGGTGCGTTGCGCTATTGTCCATTGATTTAAACCTCTGTTGGCCCACTCTGCCAACATTAAATTTAACGACCGTTTTGCCGTTTTAAAATCATAGCCTGTTCGAACCTCCAAACCGCAACGCTCAAAGGCTTCTTCGACGTACTCAGCTACATCTAGCTCAAAATCCACGCTGTTAGAAACTGCCATGTCATTCCTCGTTGTACAGATTATCGAATATTCGATTAACGTCTAAGGTGTAGTCTAGATCAGATTTAGAGTAATGTACATGCTGAGACGGCTTGAAGTCAGGCGCACCTTCCCCCGTTTCAAACCACGCGGGATGCGTCACCCTCACACGGTTATTAGGAAGACCCACAATGTTTCCTGTCCAATCCCCCGCGTTTAATAGCTGCAATACATGAGCCTGCTTGTGTTGCGCAGGATCATCCGCAACATCCGTATCGGTGTAATCTACAGTAAACATGTACTTTGCCGGAAAGAAAGTGCCGTCAATCTTTGCTAACCACGGACACGGGGAAGCCCTTTCCAACACATACGCCGCGTGAGTATGTGAGGGGCAGTCCCAAGGTTGTGCTTCATGTACTGCCATTGGTTTGGGCCAATCCTCTAACGGTTCGTCTGCAACTAAAGCCGTTATGGGCATTCGGGCCCACATAGCTCCGCCATGCACGTTCTCTCCCCCCTCTTCGTCCACCTCGCATCCCGTAAAAATAAGCTGAAAGCTTAAACAACGGTTAGGCATGGTAGTTACGGCTATTGCCATAGCGTGTAAAAATTCACCATGATAACGTTCATGGTTTACAGTATACTCGCGGCGAACCCAGCACTTGAAGTGTGGGATATTGCTCTGCAAAAACGGCATTCAGGTTATTTTCTTTTAACCGCGCCACCTTTAGCATAACCTTTTTTCTTCATCATTGCGCCACCCATGCGGCGTTTTACTGCGCCGCCAGCCTTCATTTTTTTAACGGCACCACCCGCTTTCATCTTCTTTGCTGCACCACCCTTGGCGTAACCTTTTTTCTTCATGTTAGATTTCCTCATCTCTCCTCCTGTGGCGGCGCGTTGTGGTTGAGCGGTCTTTGCCGCTGCGGCAAAATTTGCTGCCGTGGGCGCACCCTTTGTTCCCGGTTTTCGCATGGTTTCTTTTGATCCGGCAGCAATGCGCTTTCGTTTTTTATGTATGTTGTCGTATAAACCTGTTTTAGCCATTAGCACTTCCACCTTTTTCTAGCCTGCCGCAAACGACTGTTTGGGTCTTTCGCAGCTTTTGGAAACTTCTTCATCTGACCCGCGGACCTTGCGCAGTAAGACTTGCGCCGTTTTGCAGCTTTACTGCCCGCTTTGACCTTGCCCGTCACAGCCTTTTTTATCTTGGACCCCGGATTGGCTTTCCTGTGTGCCGCTAAACCCTTGGCACTCATTCCCGCACCGTCTTTAGTCTTGCGGTAATTTCCGCCCTTACCTGTTGTTTTTGGTATTGGTTTATCGTCAGACATAAAAACCTCAGTTAAAGAAAACAGTTACATCCGAAACATTGGTTAGCACAGCAAAACAACCGTCAGGAAATAACATTCCCTCATCAGGAATGTACACGTTGTCATCCGTGTTGTCAGCAAACGCAAAGGTTAGCTGCACTGCTCCGTTTACGTCTTTATTCCTGAGAACTAACGCCGGACTTGTCCCACATTTGTAATGAATGGCTTTTACTCGGGCCCTGCCCGCAAAAACGGTGCCCGAAGCAGTTAAGTTGGTTGCTTTTACATCTGAAGCCATTGTTTTAGCCTTTTAACTGTGGAAGATGGTCACCGAAGTACATCCTGTAAACGTAGAAACAAATATGTCACTTACACGAATGCCGTCATCAGGAATGTTAACAGAATGCGTAGAAGAAGCATCTAAATCCATGTCCAAGACTACCGCGCCGCTGTCTCCGTCCGTAACCGTAAATCGCGGGGAGCCTGTCGTAGTTTTAACTTGAACTTGCCGTATTCGGGCGGGTCCTAGACCCGCCGAACCCGTTGCAGTTAAACGCTTAGAGCGTACATCAGAGCCTGCCATCTAGTTACCCCTAAACGTTGTTGCTCTGAGCATACACAACCGTTACAGCGCCGACACCGTTGCCAGTATTAGCTGTGGTCACAATCAGACGGTGATCGCCCGTCCCTGTGTTCAGCCATTTTGCTGTGCGGGTTGCATCAGTACCGGGACTAGCCGCAACAATACCTACAGCATTGCCTTGAATCGCGCCTGCCGCTGTCAAAGAAGTGGCTGCACCTACGCCGCCTAACCCCAGAGTTGTGGCCCCACCGCTCCAAGCCGTGGTCACGGTAATATCAATAGATATCAACTGGCTGTTGGCTGGAATTATAATGTCTGTGGTTGTGGTTGTAGCAGTCTGGTCAATCGCTGCTGTCTGAGACATTGCAACAAAGCCCGTGTTCTTCATGTCTGAACCAACAGTCGTTCCAGTGGTGTTTTTAATGGTTCCGGCCTTAATAGGGCCTGAAAAAGTAGTCGTACCCATGTCAATCTCCTGTCTGGGTTTAGTCAAGCACAGGGTGCGCTTGTCAGGGAATAAATAACGTATAACACAAATTAACCAAAAAGAAAGGGGCCCTTTGAACAGGCCCCTTCCAAACTGACACTGGCGGGCGTCTTAGAATACACTAGCCCCCGCCATTAGCCGTTTTTACGCTGCGCCCGGAGTTCCGAACACCGAACGCCAATCGGAAACACCAAACGAATAACGCTCACGCGCTTTAAAGCGCATGTTTCCAGTATCAAAGTCACCTTCCATTGCGGTTTTAATAGCCGCACGGTTGAAGTACTTGAAACCGTTTGGAGCGTCGGTCTTTATGAAGTACGCATCGGTATCCGTGAGGAAGTGGTTTACAACCGCGCCCTCGGGCAACATACCCATGTTCTTCATTGCGTTGTTGTCGTTGTCCGCTGTTCCGCTACGCAGATTAGAGTTCAACACACGTTCCGCAATAAACTGAAGCTCTTTTGGAATAACCAGCTTCGTTCCGCGAACCGCAATCTTCAAACCACGCTCATCGGTAAGACCCGCAATGTCAATTAGCATTTGCTCCAACGAAGTTTCGTTGAGGTCTGCTGCTGTAGCCAGAAGGTTAGTCTGGTTACCCGACAGAGAAGGGTGTGCGTTAGAACACAAGGCCACACCGTCGCCAATCGCATTTGCACCCGCCAAGAACGCGTTGTTCAGGATAGCTGCGGCTTTGATTTGCTTGGTTTGAGCCATCGACCGTGCCAGAGCTTTCGTGTACCGCGAAGCAAGACGATCATACAGATTGTCCTCAATCGCTTCCTCGGTAATCGAAAACGCAAGCGCAATGGTTTCGTGTGTGTAACGCGCCGTGTAGGTTTCCCGTGCCTCGTCAAACGAGATGGCAGTGCCCTCGCCTTTTGACGGTGCTGTTGAGAAGCCTCCGAGCATAACTTCTTCTTCGAACGCCCGATCCGAGCTTTCTTCATCGAAGATTTCACTATGTTCGTTTTCATAACGACCATATTCCAGACCAAACAGCGCGTTAAGTCCGGGTTCTAGCTCTTTCGCTAGTTGTGCGCGAGAAATAGCCATTTGTTAGCCCCCTTCTTAAACGCCTGTCGAGGTCGCGGTAGTCTGCGAATCGAAACGGCTGGTGGGTGAATTGAAGTGAGCATTGATGCGAACCAGCATCGGAATACCCGCGGAAGTGAAGTCACTATTAGCCTCATCGTCCGAAATACCTACAATGCGAAGTGGCAGCGTTGCAGTGGTATTAATGGTACTAACTCCAAGCGCAGAGTCCGAGCTACCTGTTGCGGTAGAACCTGTCCGTGCAGAAGTTCCTAGAGACGCGTTAGCGAATACAGCGGCTTGCGCAGTAGCCCGATCAGTTAAGGAAGCGTCAGACGCGACCTTAAATACCTGCATCGGATTGTCTGCAACAAAGGCTTTGACAGGGTGGTTTGTGTCTACAGACACAGCACCCGATCCGGGCCAGTAGCTGATGAACACAGGCTTTTTCTGTGTTGCATCCATGTACTCTACGCCCATCAGTACACCGAGTGCTTGCGTAGTACCACCACTGGTGGCACCCGCATAATCAATAACGCCTGCCGCCAAAGGAACGACAAGACCATATTGATAAATAGCATGGGTGTTGTTGGAAGCGATTTCATACTGAGTTACCCCAGTTGAATTAGTTGCGCTTCCCACTAGACCGACAGGACGAAGACCATAGGCAGTTTCTTGATTTGCCATTTGATATTTCTCCTAGTAAGGCGGCTTACTTTATAGGACCGCCAAAGGTTATACGGGACTGACGATCAGGTTTGTTGATCGTCATGGTTGAGTGTGCATTCTCCCGCATCATATCTTGGTCAACTGCTTCCATCTGGTCTTTATTTCGGTTCGCGAAATACTCCGTCCGTTCAGCAATCGTCTCAATAGGAATGCGGGCAAGCATCAATCCGCCAACCCCAAACACACCAGCGTATTTACCTGTTTCAACTACCGGAGACTCAAAGTCAGGGTATTCGTCTTGACGAACAAGTTCCCAACCTTCGCGCATCTTCGCGCTAATGTTCTTCCTATCGTCAAAGCCTTGCGTTTCCGCACGAATCCAACGATGCTTGTAACCTTCCGGTGCAGGCGGTGCGTCTAGCATAGACGGGGGAGCCCACGGCTTACGCGCAGCCGTCTTTTCCCTAGTTTTGTTAGCGCGAGGAGTTCTGTCTGTCATAGCCTTAATCCTTCACGTATTTCGCGTATTCGCTTAATGGCACACCCAATTTTTTCGCTATTGCGACTTGGCTAGGAGTGAGTCTAACCTTCTTTCCAGTGCTGCGCCCAGAGGTACTTCTTGAAACTCCAGCAACCGTCTGTGCGGGCCGTCTACTGGTGTTATTTGCAGGCGTTCTGAACTTTTCAGAAATGCGCTGATCTAATTCATTATAGTAGTCATCGCTCTGCGGGTCAAACCCTTCTTCTTCCACCAACTTCTTGTGGATTCCAAAAGCCGCAAAAGTCATGGCTTCGTCTTGACCAAACCACTCGTTCTTTTCCGCCCAATCCTCGGCCTTTCGGTCAGGACGGCGCATCTGTTGTTGCTGCGGTTGAGCCTGTTGCTGCGGTTGTTGAGCCGCAGCCTCTTTTTGACGCTCTTGCTGCATTTTAGCCTGAGAAGCCCTGTCGTTCTCTATAGATAACGACGTTAACTTGCGTTGAGCCTCTACCGCGGCCTGAGTATCGCCCAACTCCATAGCACGGGCCATCTCTTTTTCAGTCTGAGCAAGCTGTGTCTCCACACGCGTGGTATATTCGTTGACGTAACTGTTATCCAAGCTGGACATACGCTCTTTTAACGAATTTGCCTCGGCCTGAACCTGCTTTGCGTAGTTCAAAGCCTCGTTTTCACGACGCTCCGCCTCTCGCATCTTCTTTGTAAGACGATTTATGCGCGATTGCGTGGCGCTTTCCGCCTGTTCGAACTGATCCCCTGATTCTGCCTCAACGCTAGGCTCTACCGAAACCTCCGTTTCTTCAGAACTCTCTAGTTCTAACTCAATCTGATCATTTTCTGCCATCTTTTTCTCCTAGAAATGCAAAATATCTTCAGGATTAGAGATTTTAGCCAAAACCTCGTCATCATTAAGAATACGGACCTCGCCACCGTCGATCTTGAACCGCGAACCCGCGTAACGAGCAAACATTACCCAATCACCCTTCGCGCACCACGGACCATCTGGAAACTTGTCCCCGTCCTGATACGCCAGTTCCCCGACCTTCAAGACATACCCAACCTGCGTAGACACAGATTGTTCCTCAACTACTTTATCCGGTAGATATATGCCGCCCTCTGTCTGACCCTTTCCCTTGTATGGGAGAATCAACAGACGCCATCCCGTAGGACTAGGCATTTTTTCTAAAAGAGATTGACCCAAAGCTGAAGGGTCTAAAGTTGTCTGTACTTTCTCTTTATAAGCATCTTCTAAGTTCGCCACGCCCTTTTTGGCAGCGGCTAAGTCTATTGCATGTGCTTTAGTCAACACTACGCTCCTGTTTATCTAGCAGGCCCTTGAGTTCCTGTTCCACATGATTCAGGGCCTCTAAGTTGCCCATAAGCTCACGATATTGCTCTAGTGATTTAACGTTGCCGTACTGCATTAGATCGACAACGCCCTGTCTTCTTTCCCTTATAACGCGAAAAACAGCTTCTGCAACGCGTATCTCATCCATTCCCAGATTCTCCCATTTAATCTTATATGGGAAACCTACTTGTTTTTTAGTAAACGTGCAACGAGTCGTCCATAATTTTTATTGGCAAGCAATATGCAACCGCTCTGTCCGCTGTTGCTATACCATGAGTGCTGTAACGCTCTACAAGAGCCTCGGCTACCCTATTGCAAACGTTTAACTGGGAAAAATACAGATCATCCACAACTAATTTACGTTCGCTCCCGTAGCCGAGATACAGCATGAGAACGAACGCGTACATTAAAACACAACTTCAAAGTGTGGGGCGTCGATAAACGGCCTGCGACCCTGTGATCTGCGAATGTCAATGTAGCTGTTCATTGCATTCTCTGCGCTACCCTCCCACGCACCAAGATCATCTATCGTCCACGCCGCGCCCCAACGGAGCTTTACACCCGCAGCCTCGGCACCTTCCTTCATGGCGTCCGCAATCTCGTCGTATAGGTTGAGTTCCCAACGCCCCCCGTCGCAGTAAGCCATCAAATCAACGGCGTTACCGTCAATGTGTTTTGATTTCATGGTCTGCGAGGCCCCTTTTGCAACCAATGCGCGTTGCTCTTCTATTGTTCTCAACCCGCAGATGACCGAGAAGTCCTGTTTCGTTACGCCGATAGCGTATTTCACGACCGTTACCAGATCGTCGTTGACACCTTCTAGCCTTGATAGGCTTCGCTTTCCTAACTTGTATCCCATAACTACTTCCCCGCATATTTAGAGATTGCTCTATTTCCAAACCAAAACGCTAAGACCGCCGACATGAGTCCAGCTGTTTCTGGGTCCCACATAAGTTCAACAGCTTCCGTCCAATCGCCGCCCGACTGCCCTACTTTAACCATGATAACTACTTTCGTAGCTACGAACAGTCCGAAAAAGGCATAAGTAATAACAGGACGAACACTGCCCCGAAGAGCGTTGATAAATCCGCCAGCGTCGATAGATCGGTCATGCTCATATAACCCCTTCGTTTCCGCGATATCAGCCTGCTTGTCTAACTCAACCAGTTTCATCTCAGAACGCTTCTGCGCTAACTGCGTTTCAAGTTGCATCATCTCCATACGATGCTTCTGAACCTGATTAGCCTTAAAATAGCTAAGGACCTCGGGCAGAAAAGAACTGCCGAAGCCTAGCAAACTTCCTAATAATGCCATCATTTCTCTGATCCTAACCACACGGCGAAGGCACCTGTCATGGCACCCGTTACGGTTGCAGTAAGCGCAGTAGCTTGCGTACTAACAACATCCTGCGGTAACGACATAAACCACTCAATCACCCTGATATACATAACCGTCATTACCAACATCATAAGCCGAGGCATAACCTTCCACGCCAAAAACTTTTCCATAGTCATTAGAAACCTCCTTTCAGGCCATCTAATATTTCCGACAAGCTAGGTCGCTTGTCCTTCCTCTCATAAAGACAACTAAATACCTTCGGACACTCGGAAAAACTCTTTGTAGGGTAATGATAACCCAAGCCACCGTACCCCGCTGTAAACCTATAAACACAAACCTTTTGACCGTTTTCGGCTGTAAGTCGTTTCCATAAGTGACACTGAACATGCGTCGGATTAGCCACTCCCGCAAGAGTTACAGACAAAATAAGCGCGTTTATCATTGAGTAACCAATACTATTAAGTACATACCACCACCCAAAACGCCGATTATACCAAGACTTAACGCACCAATAGCCATGTTATTCTGTATCTGGCGCTTGGCTTCCATAGCCGCGTAAACAGTCTCTTCCCGTTCAGCACGTATCTTGCGCCGCATACCCAACATCTCGTCGTAAGTCCCTAAGCCAAACCTATAGTCCAGCATGAACTTAATCTCTTTCTCTTTTTCCAGTAAAGTCTTCTTGCGGATCACGATATCCATAGCTTCTTGCTCTATGTTATCGGTTCCATGAGTCTTCTTATCCAACCACGTTGGATTCTTACGCTGAGACTCGGCCTTGGTTATGTCCGCAACAGCGCAATACCACGACCCAAGTTGCTTACTTACGTCCTGCATCTCACGACCAGCACCAACCAACATCTTCACGCCCTTAAATGCGGCGTTAGCTGCGGCAAAAGCCGTTACAGGATCAATCATCTACCTCTCCAACATGCGGTCCATTTTAGCGTCTAACGCATCCAAACGCGTTATAACCCGATTCATGTCCGTAGTGTTGTCAGACTTAGTAACATACTCCTTCGCCATCTCTTCCCGAGTGCGGTTCAAGAGTATTTGAATACGATGCACCTCCCCTACATACGTCCTCAATAACCAGCCAAAAACGCCCAGAACCGCGGTTAACCCACCGCTCCAAAGCAACTCAGGCGGCATCCGTCAGACACACGCAGTGTATTTGCCGCCGCGCTTTGCAGCGCCCATACCACGAGCAGTCTTAATTGACATAGACGTGGGAACACGAACCTCCGCCGTCTTACCATACGGAATACGGCCCTGATCTTTAATGTCAGCGTAAGGAACCGCCTTCGGTGCCGGACCCGCAGGGGCCCCGTTTACTCGTACTTTAGCCATCACTGACTCCTTTGCTTCATAATCTCACGCTGCATTGCACTCTCAGTGCGCTGGTTCGTTTGCTTCTCTTGGCTCTCAAGCCGCTGTTGGAACTGTTGACCACGCATCTGCATGTTCTGTTGATCCAACTGCAACTTAGCCTGATCAATCTGATTGTCCGCCTGTTCCGACTGCGCCTTAATCTCCAACTCTTTCTCTTTAAGCTGTACCAGAGGATCAGGGCCCTGACCAGATATTTGTCCAGACAACTGCTTAACCTGCTGCATACCCTGCGCAATCAACTGTGCCACAACCGCCTGATACTGCATCTCCATCTGAGCCTCGTCGCCACCCTGCGCTTGCTGCATCTGTTGCATACCAGCCTCTTCAGCCTGTATCTTAACATGCTCCAAAACATGCTTCTGTAAAGCAACCGCAACCTGCGGCATCTGTCCAACCATCGGAGTCGCGCCAAAAATTAAATGCGCCATAATATGAGACTGATGGTCCTGACCCGCAAATGCACGTAACTCCATCATGTCCAAAGCGTTGATATTCTCCTGCGCAGGGTCCAAGGGCCGCGGTTCGTCGTCCGGCACCGCCTTCATTATCCTATCAACGTCAGTCACACCCAACGATTCATACATGTCACGATAAACCTCGTGCATGTTATGCATCTCAGGAGCCTGCGCCGCTAACTGCATCTTAGTCTGAGACAAAGCAATTCGTTGCGCCTGACTAAATACATTCGGATTACTGACAGGAATTACATCCACACGATCATCAAAATCAGACGCCATGATGCTCGACTCGTCACCAGCAACAGAATACGGATACTCCTGCGGTAAACTCTCCGACATTACACGCGCCAAAATCTTAAACTCCTGACGCATCGAATAATGTAAACGCTTGTGAACAGCACTCATTACTCGCGAACCCTGCTCTAACATCGCTATCGTCGTGCCAACCGCCGCGTTCTGATTACCGTCACCAACCTTCATGTCAGTAATGGTCGCGAACCGCTGACCAGCCTGTACAACAAAACCCAATAGCTCAAATAACGTCCGGTCAGGACCCTTAAACGGCAAAGGCATTAAACTGTCACGAATAGCGCCACCCGGAGCATCTACGTCCCTAAACTCCCCCGGTTGTAAAGGATCGTCGTCGTCCCTAATCCGAAGTCCGCGGGCCTTGAACCCCGCAGGTAAATTCGACAAAGTACCAGCATCAATCAACTGCCTCAAAGCACTGGTCGCGGTCCGCGATAATCCGCCAATAGTATGGATCAAGCCCAAGCCGTAGAACCCAAATCCCGGTAAAAACTTAAAGTGCGTGAAATATGCAATCTTCTTTTTAGCCGGATCGTCCTCACGGTAATTACGCCGAATAGACAAAACCTGACCGTTGTCCTGAGATATAGTAACAAGATAAGGAACCTTAATGCCCGTAGGCTCCCCGTCCTCGTCTAAATCCTCATAACCCTCTAAATCCAAATCAACGTGACACTCCAACAAAGTGCAGTCGTAATCAATCTGCGAAGGCTCAATGCCGTCAATCCGGTTTATCTCAGAATCAACCTCCGTAACATCACCCTGCGCAGGTATCACGTCTATATCTAAATAAACCCCCGCAAGCTGCTTCTTACGCAAATCATTTAAATCCATCCGTATAAGCTGACTAATGTTCGGACACGTATCCAAATCAGAAGTATCATACGGAACAACCAAATTCTGTGCAGGAACAAACTTACTTACAGCGCGGTCCATGACCTCATCATAATAAGTCTTCTTAAACGTACTGCCCGCAAGCGGTAAATAAAACAACATCTGATCCATGTCAGGAGTGTAATCCTCCATAACATTCGTAATGTAGTAATTCATAAATTGACGAACCCGCTTGGCCTGATCCGCCTTGGCATGAGTCTCCTCACCCATAACCTGCGTTCGTACAGGACCACCCGCAGGCAATAGCTCGTTAAACGCCTGCGCCTGAAACTGCGTAGCAGCCTCCGCCAACAAAGGATGCGTTACACCACTGGAACCACGAAACGGCTGAGTGCGCTCCTCGTAATTAAATCCCAACAACTCCAAACCATCCGTATACGCATCCTCCCAATCCTGACGACCAGCCTTGTTAGCATCAAACTCCGCAGCTAAATCGTTGCCAATGCGACTAAGTTCGCGGTCCGGCATCTCCTCCGCCAAGTTAGCGTAAAAATCTCCGCCCTCACCGCGCATGTCCTCGGGATCAAAGTCTACCGTAACCCCACCGTCATCCTCCTCAGAGATTTCTATCTCCACGTCAGAATCTACCGCATACAACATAGGGTCCGCGCCAGAGTCCGGTATCTCTATCTCCAACTCAGCGCGTAAATCGTCCTCGTCAAGCTGACTCGGTACGTTCGTATCCATCAATCCGCCAATAGCCATAGCCGTCTCCGTCAATAATATGCGTGTACCCTAGCAGATGTTTCGTCATCTTGCCAATCATCTGTTGGCAACTGCACAAAATTGCCCTGACGATACCTCATCAAAGCCTGTGTAGCACTGTCAACCAAATCATCAAACTCACCGTTGGGAAACGCCGCCATCTCCTCAATTAACTCGTCCGCCCAAGTCTTGTCAGGAGCATACACCATACCAGCCTCAAATAAAGGACTAACACTGTGCAACCGCGTTACCTTGTCATTGCCCCTACTCGGAGTGAAATTTACAACAGGTATCCCAACCTGACGCATCTCCTGCGTCAAAGGAGTCCCACTCGCCTTCGCTTCCACAATCACAGTGTCAGGCTCCCAAAACTTGTACTCCTCAAAAGCAATCCGCTTTAATTCAGGAAAATCCCAACGACCCTTCTTACTATCCAACAATATCAACGCAGGAGACCCACCATCCTCTTCAGGATAAAACACACCCCACGTCGTAATAGCACTGTAATCAGCACTCTCCCGCTTGCTAAACGCCGTGTCATAACTCTGTATCACATACTGCAAATTAGGGACCCGCTCACTCTCCCAACGCTGCCACCACTCCCGAGGAACAATCGCATTCTCATCTCCAGTAGGGTTCTGCTGGTACTGAGCATTCCACTTCATAGGAGGAATAGATGCCTTGACCGCGGTTAAATCCTCAATACTCCAATACTCAGGCCAACAAGGCGTGTCGTCCTCAAAAATAGCAGGTAACTCTACAACCTCCCATTGATCCGCTAAAGGGTCCTTAGCCATAGCACGTAACAACTGACCCGTCATGTCCTTCTCAGACCACCGAGTCTGTACCAAAACTATAGAGCCCCCGGGCTGTAGTCGCTGCCGAGGGCCCCCAGTATACCAATCCCAAGCGTCAGTAAAACCGTTCGTACTCATAGCCGTCTGCTCAGAATGAGGGTCGTCAATAATAATTAAATCACCACCACGACCCGCTAAGTTAGAACCAACACCAACAGCATAATACATCCCACCAGCACTCGTGTCCCACCGACCAGAAGCCTTCGAATCCGCCGCTAACTTAACGTGAGGAAATACCCCCTTATACTCATCCGTGTCCAAAAGATTCTTAGTCTTACGACCAAAGTTTACAGCCAACTCCGTAGTATGCGTAGCCTGAATGATCTTCATACTAGGATTCTTGCCCATCATCCACGCAGGAAACAAAAAGGATGCAAACTCAGACTTCGTGTGCCGCGGAGCCATGTTGATAATCAAACGCTTTAACTCGCCACTCGCAACACGCTCCAACTTCTCAGCAATAATACGGTGATGACGACCAGCAATAAAGTCAGGCCACATACCCCTCACAAACGGTAAAAAATTGTTACGCTGAGACTCCTGCTTCTCTATTTGTGCAAGCCTAAGTTGAAGTTTCAGAGCCTTTTCTTGTAGTGCGATAGTCACGGATCGGGGCCCCTAAATAAACCAGCTATTACATAGTTATACCCCATATCATTTTTATGGCAACTATTTGTCAAAAACATGGCCCAAGCCCCCGCAGGTCGGCACGGGGTGCGCGGTCGGCGGATTCCGGTCGATTTGCCTCGAAACTGGGCGGTTTGACCCGATATCGGGGGGACCCTAGATCGCGTTAAGCGGTCTTTGGGCCATTGATAACATACGATATTGTCTATCCTGGTCCGGGTTTCGTGATCCCCCTGCAGTTGTCCGGTGCCAGCAGCCGTGGCGATTGGTCCGCCAGCTGCTGCAGCTGCTGCAGTTAATTGGCGCTCGAACGTCGTTCCGGTGAATTTAACTGCGCGGCTGCGCTCCGATATTTTCCGCCAGCTGGCGTCGGATCGGGGCGGATCGGTCCAGATCGGCGGCTCTGTCGTCGATCTCGTTGTCGATCGTCGGG